AACATTGCATCGAATAATAAACGCATCCACACCCGGTCGCGGTGACTTCTATCAGATCGCCGGAATAGCATTCATCGTCTGGGACGTGCCAATATTTGTGAAGTTGCCCCCGATACAAGATAGGATCAAACGGCGGATATCGCCGATGCACTACAGTGCCAACCATCGGCAGGTCGTGTCTTAAAAGGTTTGCGATAGTATCAGATGGATATATCTGGTCCGTATCCATCATAATCAGATGCGTTATGCCCTTCATCATCGCTGCCTCGACAAGTTGATTTCGCATTTTGTCAATGCTGTCTGGAAAGTTGGGGTTTAGTAGTGTAAAATCTGGTTTTTCCATTACCAGAAACGATTCCATAAAATGCCTATAAACTTTTTCGTCTGTAAGCGGCAACCCGATTGCAAACTTACGCTCCCCTTTTTCCAACTTTTCCCGAATCTTGTCTGCCCATTCGATCCAATTTGTTGCCTGCCCCTCGTTCATTTAAGCCCCCTGCCGTAGAATGTCTCTCTGGTCAACATCTACATTATACTTGCCATATTCACCCTTAACCCTTATTATGTTATTGTCTGTATGAAATTCCCTACCCGCAATATCCTTTATCTGCCCGAACGGACAATCTACTTTGGTATGCCTTATGTTTTTTCTTAGTTTAATAGTATTCATTTAAGCCCCCTGATAAATTCGTCCTTTTCGCAATCTTTGACTAACCGAATATTTCCTTTTTTTGTTTCGGTTTTAAAGTGCGTATCGTAATTCCTAACCGGTTTGCCTGTTTTAAGGTCAAATTCTTTGACTACCCCCGGAAAACACTGCTCGTTATTATCATCATACAACAAAATCATACGACCATTCTCGTCACAACAATAGACTTCATACTCACCAGTTTCATCATTAGCCGCGAAGCAATATTTGATTGATTTTTTAGTATCTAAGTCAATTGGTGTATAGTATTTTGCTACTTTTGGATTCTCCAGAATATTTAAATACATTTTAAGCCCCCATTAATCTCTTTGAAGATGGTAACCGATCCTTCCAATTATTACCCTTGACATCTGATACTGTTACAAATGGTTCATTCGATATAGGCCCGCTTCCAGCCGCCCAATATCCACTTGTATCTGGTGACCAAATGTCAATTGAATCAAGATCCGAAGTGTCAATACCCACACCGTCAATGAGCCCATCGTTATAAGAGGATCTTTTTATTAACAAATAGGCCACTATCCCCCCAAATATCCACCACATATCATCCCCCCATTAAATACATTTGAATTTCTATATAGATGTCATCATCACCGAAAGCCTCTGTTTCGGTATTCAACCTAATGCTCCCCACATTTAATCCGGTTGTTGTTTGCAGTCCCCTTAAAATTCCAGCAATCCGCTCTTGTGTTTTTACGATTTCGACTCTTGACTCTTCTGCATCCATGCTTCCCCCTTTTGCACATTTGGCACATTAATGACACATTAACGCCCTATATGGTTCTTTAATGGCCCTTTAAACTTGCAATAATATATTATAAAAGACGGAGTATTGTCTGATATTCAACTCCGGGTCTGATAATGCAAGCGACCTCTCGTGTTGCATATATAAAAAAGTATACCCCACAACCGTCAAGGTCGTATCATCATATCGCGCCCGTAAATTTGTAAGCATTGTTCCGATTTCAACCTCAGAAGTCGATTGCGAAAATAGATTGAATTGCACATCAACATCGTCAAAGCGTTCTACAAACATCCAGTCAGACAACCCGACTGGAATTGATACCACGGCATACGGAAATGTGACCCCTTGTGGTGCATACCTTGAATACATCCGACCCCCGATATCGGATGAAAAGTCCGATCCGGTAAATCGTGTGAATATAGCGGTAAGGAGTGCGTTCAATATTTAATCACCTGAGAAAGAATTGTTGATCGAACTTATAAATTTTGATTGATTTTTCTTTAGAGCGGGGCGGAGGTAGGGTTGGGCCGGTATATGTTTCCTGGTTGTAGAATATCCTAGCTCGATGAAACTTGCGTAAAAGACTGTATAATTCCCTGGCCCTTGTGCAATAACGGTCCACCCCCCCTGATAGTATTTACTCGCCTTAACCTCTATCCGGTTTTTTAAATGCTCTTTATCACCGTCAAATTTACTTACATGCACGATAGCTCGTGCATCCGCTGCAATTTTTTCGGCGGTTGACTTCTCTAATTGGCCCATTTTTATATCAACTTCTTTCAGCCAATTCCCCGGATTCCAATCATCGTGTATTGTCGCTTCAAGATTCACTTATCCGTAACCCCTTCAATCATTGTAGCTTTTTTCCAACAACCCTTGCCAATAGGAAAACGAAATCCCTCACAATATCGATCATTGAACGGTCTTAACTGATTTAATTCCGTCCACTCCTTATCCGTAAACGGAACAACTGAAACCCATTCTGGTTGATGGCGACCAAGATAGTCGTTTCCCTCATGATCGTAAATGTACTGAATGTATTTTTTAAGCAAAGACTTATAATCCATATTCCCCTCCTTACTGATCCGTAATCTCCTCAACTATTATTTCAAGGGCAACATCCTTTTCGCCCATATTTGTAGGTGGCATAAACTTAAAAATCCGGATTTCCTGCAATTTAAAATTATCAAAATCACCGGATGAATTTGCCGCTACCGCCACAAGTCTTAAACCTCCGGCAGTTGCAGCCGTAAATTCAATGGTCGCTTGTGTTGCATTTGCACTGATAGTTCCAAGGGTCTGCGTTCCCCCAAAATCCCGGACCTTCCAAGTCGAAACGATATTGGCCAGGTCGTAATATAAACGATATCGCTTGCCGATGGTGGTCGGGGCGTTTGCAATCGGAAGGGTGCAGTATTGGCCGATTGCGCTTGCCGTGATCGATATGTCGCCCACTTCGTTATAAGTGTCTAAATTAACATTAGTCCATGAGGTTATTCCACAAGCTGATTTGACCCGCTTTCAACACCCCTCATTTTTTGAGCAACACCCGATCTGTATCGCATCCTGATCCTGTGTGTCATGGTCGCCTGTACTGCTTTGTATGCTGTAATTTCGTCTACCTTTAGGGGCCAAAGAGCAAACGGGACTTTGCTCATGCCGGATACATCGGTCCAGACGGTTGTAAATCCGCCAAGTCCATCACTCGTTTGTGTAGACTCCTCAATCGCCATCCTATGTCTTAAATCACCGGCTCGGATCATTTAAAACCCCCAAAGCCGATAAGGATAAAGCAGATTTTCAACAGTGTTCAGCTTGTGCGGTGTCATATTAATTACAATGCTTTCACGATTTGCATACATATCGCTAATCATAATCTTGATAGCAGACGTAATCGCGCCCGGCACATCCCCGGTATCTGCCCCGTATCCGCAACTGTAAATTACTTCAATCGGCTTGCTTGGATATGCCGTAAATGACGGCCATGCATATCCATATGATAGCACCACCCTTGACGGCTCAAATGCATTACCGACCTCAACGATATATTCATCACTATCCCAGGTTGTCTGATCACCGTCCGAATCTTTATATTTAATGGTCGCTACCGATGCCATCTTGCCGTATGGCAGTTCTAAAACATTACCATCCGGCCAACTATCAAAATAATATGTCACGGTCTGGGTCATTAATTTGCGCCGCAAATACTGCTCTGCTTTTTGCCTTGCGGCGGTGATTAGATAACATAAATGTATGTCATCTTCGTTATGATCAATTCGACAATGCTCCTTGGCTTGCCTCAGCGATACCGGCACAAGTACGTCAATCGGGAATATAACCGCTGAATCAATTGGTATATCTGAAACACCATCACTGTCAATCGTTCCATCGAGACTGAATACCCGCAGCCCGTTATCTTCGACTCCTTGACTTGCAAGGTCATCACCGGTTAGCCACGTTTCGATGCTTGCCGCCTCGGTCATAGCAACCGCCGTGCGCGAGTTAATGACATCACCCTTATCGTCTTTTAACGTCCAGGTAAGCCCGGCGTTCGGGGTTACGTCGTCACCATCTTCATCTGTAAACGCAGATGTAATTTGATAGCCGCCGCTTGGATATGCCGATGATGTTAATGTCGCTTTCATTTAATCCCTTATGTAAATGTTACCGTTGGCCTGCCACCGGAAAATGTCTTTTTGGGTTGTGCTGACGTAAAGGCTTGGCCTGTTTTTGCCGATGCAAATCCGGTTGATACCTGGCCGTCTATGGTTATAGGTGATGCTGCCGCAATTCCACTATATAAATATGTAACCGCTTGTCGTTCTGCCTTTACAATCCCGGCAACCCCCGGATAGCAACCGCCCCTGAATGGCATCAATATATTAGTCGCTGAAAACCTTTTTAATGCGCTGTCAATCGCCATTATGGACCACTCCCAAATTTTCCTCTTGTAAAGTCAGTCCCGTCGTCCGATATGGTTGACTTTTGATCGACAACAGCCCCAGCATCATTGTAAACTTCAACTCCTGTCGCATCTGTGATTATCTTGTTTCTTAAAAATTTGTATAGATACCCGATCTTTTTAACCAGCGAAGTCGTTGCCGGTGGCGCTTCCTGTCCAGGCTCCGCGAAAGTGTCAGTATTTAAAACGTCAAGCACTTCTGTGTTTACACTGGTTTTCATAGTTGCGGTCAAGTCACCGGATGTTGGGGCGTTTGTTAAATTTGTGGCTGTGGTTACACCTGCTATCGTATCACCGACCACAACATAACCAGCGGATACAATCGTCCGTGCGTTAAATTCTGCAACTGTTGGAACATCGTCTATCTGATCACTTAATGTTTCAAGCGTATCCCCATCTGCCCCGACCCTTGCGATTTGCGTAGCTGCCGAATCGTCTGCTTTTAATGGAAATGCCGATGTTTCGTCGTAAGACACCGCTTTAATCGCATCCGCCGCAAGGTTCATGGCGTCACCTGCATCGGCAGTTCCCCTTGAAGATATCGCCACATCAATGTTCCCACCACTAAACCGCGTGGCATCGTCAAGGATTGCGTCTCGAACTTCATCAGCCGTTGGTGCAACACCGGCTGCATCTGGAACGGTGGTGTTCGCTCCGTTTGTCCCAACCATTGTTTGACGGATACTGGTTTGAAATATCCAACCCGTAGCGTCTGTAATCTCATAATCATTTGCAGCCACAGTGATTTTCTGGCTCTTGAAAGTTATCCGGATAGAGTCCCCCTCAAGGTATCCGGCCCCAGTGTCAAAAACCTCATCATAATAAATTAGCCCTGCGGCTTCAGAACATGCAACGGCATTTTCTATATTTGTCCAAGATGTACCGCCTATCGCCTTCCTATCAATCGTAATTGTACCGGGTGTGATCTCTACGGTTGAAGGTAAATCATCAAGCATGTTAGTAAGCCCAAGTGCCAGCCGAATCGTTACTGTGTTAGCTAAATCAATTTCATTCGGTATCATCGATTGGACATTTAGAATATCAGAAATTCCACCTCCACCACCTGTTATCCATGCTGCATCACCTCTGACCCTGATTGCCTCCAAGGAATGATTCTCATCATTATATTCTGACCAATCTCCTTCGGTTGCGGCCAGTCTTGCAATGATAGAATTGTCAGCTACCTCATCTTCAGCCGCAGCCGTTTGGACTAAATGATCAAGTTTAGCCGTAGCTATTGCATCATCAACCTCGCCCTCAATCGCCCCTAAAGCGGTGGCGTTCCATGATACATTGCTGTCGGATTTTGGTACTTTTGCAAGTTCAATCGCTGTATCAGTATTGGTCGTAACTACCGGTACGGTGATATTCGTCAGTGCGTGTGGCGCGGTCGCGTCTTTGATATTGTCGAAATCAAGTCCAGCTTCACCTGTCGCTGAAACGTCGAGTTTGTTTGCCGGAGTAGTTGACCTAACAAGTTTAGCGTTCCCATAGTCGGCATGTGAAAGTATGGTGTTATTGTCGGCTGATTGAACTGTGCCAAGATCACCAACTATGGTATAATCAGCCGCCGGAAGCGTTCTGTCGTCTCTAATTTTATTAAGGCTATCAGTTCCAGCATCAAAAGTGGCACCTGCATTATCATCGGCAAGCTTACCAATCGCTGCGCCGATAGTTTGCCCTGCTCCATCAAGTGCCGGAATTGTACCTATTTTGGCAAGTTCGGTAGAGTTATTGTCCATTTCTTGCCGATTTTCAACGGCTGTTGGTGCAACACCCGCAGCGTCAGGAACTATTCGACTATAAGGCTCTTCCGGTACAAGCATAAACTCGCAATGAGACGGTTCCAGCCCAGCGCCCGTAAGCGTAACAACAGAAGACCAGGCACCTGTCGCAAAAACCGCATCGGCTATATCAAGCCTATATAACCCTGGATGATCGGCTGCGGCCACTTCCAAGAAACCCCAATCAAGATGCGGATCGGTTAGTAGCGGTGTAACTAAGTCCACCGGGGCAACATCGGTTGTCGTTACATCATTATCTGTTTCAACGCGAGCATAAGCAAGATCGATATCACCGAATGCAAGGGCGGTCTTTGCGTTACCAGACGTATCACGCACTAAGATAAATATCGTATAATCAGCCTGGTCTATCTTTACTTCTTGTTTCATGGCTTATTACCCTGTCATTAAATTACAGTTGCTTCCCATTGTCAGTCCCATACCGCCACCAACCAACAGGCCCACAGCACCCACCGGAGCCACCGCTGCCCCCGCCAACCAAATCCCAGGATCAGGCCACATTTGGTAGGGGG